CAATGTTTGTTGCATCAAATTTTTTTCCATCACGTACTGGGTCAATAAACATTTTCTTAACCCATCCGTGTCCCATAAGTCCGGGGTTGGGTGTCGCCCTCTTCAAGATAGGCAAACCAAGCGCCGCGGAACGTAGCCGAGAACGCATGTAATCCCATGCATATGGTGTGGACCATTGTGTCAACTCGTCAAAACCTATCCAGCTAAATGCTAGACCCTGATAACGCAAGACATCTTCATCTCTATCAAGATAAGACATCCACAATCTTGCGCCAGATGGTGCGGTCCACTGCATCTTTCTTTCTGACCACTTTATGCCGGGCCATATCTTTGGATATAACTCTTGCGACTTAAATATAAGTTCTCTTAGTTCTTCTGTTGTATGTCGCAACAGCAATCCACTGAACTGTGGATGTCCCATATATCGTAATGGGTCTGCAAGCATAGCGTAACTTTTACCGCCACCTGCACTTCCACCATATAAAACTTCTCGTTCACCTGCAGCTAAGAAGTCTGTCTGAGGTCCGGGATTTGGCTTAAACAGCACATTGGCTGTTTCTTCAATCCCTTGCTCTTCCAATGGCACTCTTACTATTGGCTTAACAGCTTGCTGTTTTTGCACCTGTTCTTTGGGCTTCGATTTCTTGCGCTTTGGCGATAGCCTTTTCCGCATAGTCTGCCCATTGGCGTAAGCCTTTAGCTTTGTTTTTACGTTGTCGTTCATTCTCTAGACGCTTCCTCAAACCTACGTGGGAAATATACCTACCACTATTTTTTGTTATCCAATTAGCTACTTCTCTATAAGAATATTGATTTACATACTTTCTAGCTTTTTCAATCAAATCTAACTCTAATGGTATGGGGTCTAAAATGTTTGAGTCATCTTTATTTATTTCATATCCGAATGGTATTGTACGTGCAATACGTGGAATCGGTGTCCACTCATTATCTTCTTTTAAGTCTGTTGGTTGTGGTAGCTTCCATCTACCTAAACTTCTATTTGTCATTCTTCTTATCTTTAAAAGGTGATTGGTCGTGTCGTGGGTCTTCTGCTTGTTCCTTTATTACTTTCTCTACCCAATCACCGTTATCACCAGTGTGTTCGCATACTTCACATTTGTCATCTTCGATATGACTTCCACATATCTCACAAGTAGGTTCATAAAGCATCTATATCAAGTTCCGTAATAAATCGTTTAACATTTTCTTCTGGAACACATAAAACTTTTTCTATAGGTCTAGGTCCATACTGCGTTGCTAATGCTTTTATAAAAGGAAGAGGATTATCTCGTACATAGTTTCTACACTCCACTGAACTGTGGAAGTGGCCGTGTTCTTTCGGCTGTTCAAATATAAATACGTCTTGCGTACCATCTGAATGTACTCCAAGCATTATAGCTACAGCAAACCAAGTTTCTGCTATCATTTCTTTTTTGCTACTCCACCTTTAGCCATCTTTTTCTTTGCCATTCCACCTTTTGCTTTTTTATCTACACTCGGTAAACTATCAACAAATTTTCTTAGTTCATCTATTGATACAACTTTACCTTTTGATTTTAATAGGTAATTTTTCATAGTTGATAAATTAAAACCTTTATGCATTTGGTTAGCTTTATCACCTCTTGATTTAAACGGTTTTACCATTTTATTCTTCCTCTTCTGTTTGTTTAGGTGGCATAAGCATCACACCACCGGTTGCTTCCACTTGAACCTTTTCTGTTTTTATTAAACCAGTTCTATCAAGTAATTCTTTTGCTGCTGACATCTTATCTCGTATGCCAAGCTCTGTTGGGTCATGTAATCCACCCACCATAGCCATTGCAGCTTTAGGTGCATTACGTGCCATAAATAGTTGTGTGGCTTCTAGTATCTCTTCTTTCAAACCTTTTACTATGGCTGATGTAGATGTACCTTCAGCATACCCTGCTAACTTTTTGGCTGTTACCATGTCTCCGTTTGCTTCTTCAAATAGTACATCTAGAAACATTTGTTGCTTTGCATTTAATTCTCTAGGCATTTTCTCTTGTTTCCATTCTTGATTGAACTTGAACAGCAGCTTTATTTCCATTTACATATAGACCAAACCAAGCTGCACCTGCACCAACAACAACAGATACAAAACCTGCTTGAGCGTTGTTGGGGTCGGGTAAACTCATAAACCAATTACACGTTTGATAAAACACAACCATGTAGGATAATATTAATAACCTTGGTACAATTCTCCATGAATCTAGTTTTGCTGCTGTAATCATTATGCTGACAATTGAAAATGAGGACCATCAATAAATGGGCGGCGAGATTGAGAACGTCTAAGGTCTACGTAAGCGTTCATTGCTTCTTCCATTGTTCCGTTCCATTCAGCTATATTATTTATGTGCCATGCGGCTCCCCAACAAATTTTAGCTCCTGTTTGCTTAGAAGCCATCATCATCGCATCAGCAATATCATCATACATAACAATATCCCAACTTGGATTTTTGCCATCAAACGCCATTAAGTCCACAGCATGTGAATATCCATCTTCTTGTATAAGGTGTTTAGACTTCATCGTCTGTGAGCGTCCAGCTTCATACAATCTTTTTTGTTCTGCTAAGTCTCTGACCCCATATATAACTCCAAAGTCTACAAGTGATATTTCTATTGCTTTCTTAACAGTTTCTACGAGTATAGGATGCACGCCCTCTAGTTTACCTAAACTTCTTTTACTAAGTTTAAACGCCATATTTTTTCCTATCTTTTACTGATTTCATATATTCTTCTTGCAAAGACTTTTTTAACTTTAGTTTATTTCTTTCTTTGATAAACTTTCGTATTGGGTCAACCATCTCATCTTTGATTACCCCTGCTACTTGTGTACCATTTTTAATCTTGTCTACTACTTTGTGTGGAAAAAATTTAGCTACCATTAATATCTCCTACATTATTAAAACGTACATTGTAAAACAACCTAGCACAAAAATTACAAGATGTGTTATCAATGCATCTCTGTTCATAGTATCACTGCTACAAATGTAACTAAAACTAAAATAGCCATCATACTATTTATTAATAAACCTAATCTCACTTCTTCCTCATGTTAAAAAATTTACCTGCAGACCGTGTAGCAAAGCTGGCACTTACGATAGCTCCTAACGCTATCTGATACCACTGTGGCATACCTGCAAGTGCAGTAAACCCATCGGCTACTATAGCACGGCCCCACTCGCCGCAGAAACTTAGCACAAGTGGAATACTAAAAAGTAGGGTCAGCCATTCATCCTTCCAACTGGACTGCGATGCACGCATGGCTGCCAAGTCCCAATCAATCTCACCTGTAGCTTCTTTCATACGAATAGTAGCTTCGGCTTTTTGTATTGCTGTCTTGCCTTCTATGTATGATGAAGCTAGACTTGATATCGAACTAAATATTGTACCTATCATTTATCTAGGACCTTTTACCCTATGGTCTGTGTGTCCTTTATTCTTTTTCTTCTTACTTAATAGATGTCTAGCAACATTTACAGGAAGACTTAAAACATCTATTATACCAGCTCCCATATCATCTACTTGACTTTTTGTTTTTTTGGCTACAGCAGTAGCTGGAAAAAGACTTTCATTTAAAAAATTAAATTGTTTTTTATTTTTACCCATTAACCTACACCCTTTCTAAACTTGCGAGTTTTCTTTGCAATCTTTTTAGGTTGCTTTACAAACTGCTGGCCTTTCTTTTTGCCTTCTCGTTTTGCTCTTGTTGTTGCTGCGTATTCAGCAGAACTCAACGATTTAATAGCAGCAGCGGGTAAGTAGCGTTCTCCTGTTTCTGATGACTTCTTGCCACTCTTAGTTCGCCAATCTTGTTTACCCCAGTTTACTAAACTTTGTTGTCTCTTTTTTAATGTCACGACTTGTATCCACCGCCAGCATCTTTATATGCCTTCGCCATCATCTGTGCCTTACGTGCAGACCATTGACCCGGTGCGCCACCTTTACCACCAGCTTTTATTCTATTAAATATTCTTTTACGTAAAGCAGGTTTAGTATAAACTTTAGCTTGATTAACTGTGCTACCTTTATTTAACTTTAATGTAGATAAAGT